GTGTGCGGGATACGTCGGATTTGGGATAAGGTGTACCTGACCACATATTAGGGAGAGGAACAATAGGGTATACGTCTGTATTGAGAATTGATTCGTACAAGACTACCTCTCCTACAGTTGCTATTACTCCGATTCTGGTCTGTAGAACTTCTTCAAAGCTCATTAAACCACGCTCGAATACGCCTGGGTTTTCTTTTAGGAACGCTGCAAATTCTTCTTCATTTAATATCATTTCTTCGCCACTCCGAGTATCTACGACTCTATAGAACGGTACTTTAGTTTTAAAGAAACGTTCGAGAATTTGATAACGTTCACTTTGATATTCATCTAAATCCTTTGTAACATCAGGTGTAAACACCTGCATACTGTTTTTATTCGAAGCATAAGGATAATCTTCTTCTCTATATGTCGACAGGTCTTCTATAATGCCTGGCACTACTTCCCCAGTTTCTTCATCTATTTGTGGCCCGAGGAAAGGATATAAGTTAATTATTTGTGTTCCAGTTAGAATAGTTGATAGTATAATCGAATCAGCATCTTGAAAAAATCTATCACGACTTGATGGAGGAACATACACTCTAAAAGGATTAACGGAAGTAAACTTAACTTCACCCTTTCCAAAATCCGCTTCATTATCGACATAAACATATAAATAACCCAAACCAGTTACGGCATAATCGTGGATAGCTGTCTTCATTTGCACGTCACCATTAGACGTTTCCCACATATAACCTAGTATTGTTCTCCATGCATGAGAAATCATAACATCAGAGTCTTCTCGTGGTATCGCTGTAAATACAGGTGGTTTAGCTGTTAGTACACTTTTGAGTTTTTCAATTGCAGGAGATATCCTGTCCATGGGTACGTCAGCTTGATTACGTGATTGTAGTTCATTAGACTCATCGGTGGTAAAATGATTACCATGATAGAAATCAATGTCATTACGAGCTTCTGTTTCCCAATCCGAACGTGCATCCTTATACCTTCTATGCAGTTCCTGATTCTCTTGCGCTAATGGGTGTAGTTCTACCGCCATATTATACTAGACTCTCTATTTTGAGTTAAATTAAAAATAAATAGCGTAATATTAAAGAAAATAACGCTAAATTCGTCGAAAAGTTCCAATTATCGTCGAGCACCAGTCATCCAGTTGTAATATGACTTAACTTTGCTACCTTTTCTACCTTGTTTCATATCTTGTATTGATATTGCAGAACTAATTGGTGCTTTTGCATAATAGTCTGCATAATACAAAGCATCCATTAAGTCATCGTTCTTTGGAACTGGGTGTTCAAACATCTCATCAACGAGTTCTGTCATTTCTCTCCGTATATACAATTTTTTGTTATTGACAACAGGCCCGAGTGATGTTTCTAACCTATCTGCTTTTTTGATACCCGCTGGAGGTTTTACTCCTTTAAAAATGCCAGGAATTAATCTTCTATCTTCTGTTGCCATTCTAGTAACCATATCTCTTACCATTTCTTGAGCAGCTACTGTTTCTATAGTTACTCGTCGTACAGGACTATACTTACGAGCTAAATCAATTATTTTTTGTGGTAAGTCAAATGTTGGTATACGTTCTCTGTAGTATTCTAATACATATCGATTTTTATTAGAATCTACACCAATAACCATAATAACTTGAAAATCTGATGTTTGTGTAGCAGTAGCAGCTATATCAACACCAATGTAAACATTAATAGGTATCGCTTCATTACGTATCACTAGATAACTGTAGTTATCCATTACTTTGTATGTTCCGTCATGATATTTTATTCTATCGGTCTTAAATGATGCTGCTGATAGGTCTCTAGCATCATTCATATACTCTTGAGCAAACTTGTTTACAAGACCAGCTTCAATAAACTCTCGTTTCTTTGATTCTAGTTTAGATATAGGAAACTGTTCAGGCCAGATTGACTTACCATCTTCCAATGCTCTGTAAAACGTAACATCCCAAGGATACTTTCTTTCTTCCTTGTTTGCCTGTTTACTACCATCGACAACCATTTGTAAAAAACTATCATAATGAACAATTGTACCGCATAACCATATCCACCCTTCTCTGCCAGGCGATTCTTCTAGTGCAGGAAATACCGTAGATACAATCCACTTTTTAATTTCATCACGACGTTCTGGAGTCTTTGTGTTTAGTTCAGATTCAAAGTCATCAAGTATGATACCCGTATAACGAACATCAATTTCCGTACGACCACGTAGTCTCTGTGACGTACCCTTTGCAATCAATCTGTCTCCTTTGGTAGTCACAATATCTTTTTCTGTCCATCTATTACCTACCGTGTCACCAGATAAATTACCAAAGTAGTATCTAATTGATTCGTTGTACTCTAAGTGTGTCTTAACAAATTTAAGATGGTCAATAGCCTGTCCCTGTTCTTCAGCTACCCATGCTATGAATTGTCTGTTTCCTTTCGGCGAAAAACATATCTTGTGTAATATCGCAGCCTTTGAAAGAATCGATTTACCAAACCCTCTTGGGAGAATATTGCAAATACGTGCGCCAGGTTTCGTATCAATAAGTTTGTTACCGACTTCTTTGTGAAATTCGGGTGACGCACTTTTATTAAGGAAGTCAGTTGGTAGAAAAGCCCTACCAAAATATAACAAGTCGTTATAAGAACGCGCAAGAACTTCATCTTTTTCCTTTAGGTTAGATATAATATTAATTTCTTTATTATCTATCATGCATGACCTCTGATATCAGAGTAAACATCTATTTCTCCAATATCTAATAAATTATCATCATAATCGTACCAAGCGGTACATTTAGGAC